CCCCAGGCCCTTTCCGGCCCGGGGGGTCACGGTCACGACCGACCAATTGCCACAAGCTCACTCGCATTCGGTGCCTTGCAGATCGCGTCCTAGTCATAAGACAAGAACATCAAATTACCAATTTTTATAACACCGTTAGCAGGAATGTTTTGAAAACGTAGCGTAATTAGCAAATGAGAATATTGTTGGTCTATAAACGTTAGCCCTTGCTTTGTTCCGTCTATATTCATAACCCATCCGTCACGCCTATTATTTTTATCAAATGTGTAATATGGTAGTGTTTGTGAAGTCTCCCGTCCTGTTTGTCCGCTTACTTTATACGATGCGGTTGTTTCAGTTGGATATTTAAGCGCAATTAGTGCCATTACCATAGTTGGTATTGGTTTTGTAATAGATGGAAAAGATATATACAATGTATCTATTGCGGTATCTCCATTTGTAAGCACAAGGGAAGCATTATTAGTATTAGGTTCAAAAACGTCTGTGCTATCAGTAGAAACAACAATATTGTCTACAGCTGCTTGGTTTGAACCAGTAATAGTATAGCCTTTTTCTAGTATTTGACTTTTTGTTATGTTGTTAATTACAATATTGGGATTGGTTTGATTAAGGATTCTAGGTGCAGGAACTTTAACACCCTTAGATGCTAGTGTGGTATTATGCACAATCGGGATAGCGTTGTTAATAAGATACATTTGTTGTGAATCGTTGCTAGTGTATCCACCTGAAATATAACAACTATTAAAGGTTATATTTGTATAAGCAGAACTTGTAAATTGTGCATCATTTCTTTGATAAAAAAGGCATTTATCAAAAGTTAGAATGCCCGATGTTCCATGATCGTTGTAATAGAAACCGTGATACGCTGAAGAACTTCCCCTATCGCTATTTCCAATTCCTTCAATGTGGCAATTAGAACACCATGTTGAAACATTTGCGCTGGTAATATAAAAAGCACATGCGGAATAATCAAGACTAGAATTTATAACCCATATTTCCATAATTGATTCTAGCTTGAATATAGCATCGCAATTACCCGTAAAAAGGTTATCGAAAATGATTTTTTCACCAGCATTAGAAGATACGTTGTTAGGTGCATACCAACGGAAACCATAAGTGCAATTTCCAAATGTACAGTTTTTAATAGTCAAATTATAGACATTGATTGCATAGCATCGAATACTTTCGATATTTCCTCTAAACGATATGTTATTGATAACGCCCATAATTGTATTAGTTGTATTAGCTGCATTTTCGTTTAGAACAAGTCCGTATCTAAAATTTTTGATAGAAAGATTACCATAAAAGATATTAAACGTGGGTGCTTCATCTGCAATGTTGATTCCTCCAACACTGAAACAGTCAAATTGTTGTTTACAAATTGGAAGTAGAATTGCATTATCGCTATGAACAGTTTGGTTAACGGTAATGTTGATAGTATTAGAAATGTAATATGTACCTCTAGGAATATATATATTGCTGCTTATTGCGACTGCGCGAGCAATTGCGTTTGTGTTGTTTACTGCCATTGCCCTATTAGAACTCATTACGCCTAAAGTCTTGATGTTAATTTCAGATGAGATTATCAATGATGCAGTAAGCCCGTTTTTGCATTGGAGCACGTCATATCCGTTAGCTGTAGCACTAGCAGAAATAATATAAGTTCCATTACCAATATCACCAACAGTATTAAAACCTTCGGTTTGGCAAATGTCACCCTCGCTTATTGTGTTTGAAGATTGCATGTTTGCAGCGGTTTGAAACACCTTCATGTTATTGGTTGCGGCACGTCGGTACTGCTCCAATTGCGCGTTATAGTTTCCGGTTTCAAGCCAATAGTCCGTATTGGTAAGCTCAACCCCAACCGGCACGTACTGCCTTGATGTGTATGAGTTCCCTTCGTGCAAAACGATCGTCAACGGCTCATATGTACGCGTGTTGTTCCATTCCGCAGGATCGGCAAATACAGGAACGTAACGAGAACCAATGTATTGAGTAGTGTAGGCCATTGCCATTACCTCCTTGAAAGTGCGATATAGTCCAATGCCACACCTGTAACGCTGGTGGCACCTAAATTGTAAATTCTTGCTGCAAACTGTAAGTTGGTTACTTGTGTAACAACACAGTTAAGGTTACCGCTGTCATGCTGAATACCACATATAACCACAGGTGCTTCTGTCTTGGCTGCGCTAAAGCTAACGGTAACATCGGCATAGCCGTTGCCATCAATGTCAACGCTGTCTGAAGTGCCATACTGAATAGCGGGCATAGACGCAAGGAACGAAAGCAGATTTTGGACATCAACGTTAAGGTCAGTTGTCGTGATCGTACCATCCAGAATCTTATCGGTGGTAACCGCATCTGCTGCAAGCTTAGCGTTTGTAACGGCACCGTCCGCAATGTCAGTTGTCCCAATGGGAAAATTACCAAGTAATGCGTTTACCGTATCAACGGTATCAATCTCTCCTTCCCTCATAGGTTGGGTTTTTGAAATTTGCTTCAAGTCCACGATAGCCATTAGATGTTCTCACCGTCCTTGGCAATGGTCTGATTACCCTGCGTATCCCCCCAAGGTGCCGCAACCTCAGAATCAAGGTTCGTGAACAGGGTATCGAACGCACTATCAGTGCGCTTTGCGTTGACCTCCAGATCTGCGATAAGCTGCTTAAGGCTCGAGGTCTGTGCAAGTGAATATCCATAGGTGTTGTCAATGCTGTTGGGACTGTCAGTCTGCATTTTCAGGATTAGCCTGCCATAGTCGGAACGCCCGTATACTGCGCCCGTATCAAAGGTAAGCTCAGACCAAGACTTTGGAATATAGGCACAGAAGTAACCATCTTCGGTAAGTCCGAAATGTACAAACTTGATGGAAGCGCTTATCAGTGCTTCCATGTTGGCCTGAATCCAGGCGTAGATCTGCTGCTCGTAGTAGTCCAGCAAGCCACCGTCTTTAAGCTCCTGCATGGCCTTTTGCAGGTCGGCAATGTCCTGCGCGTTGACGTCAATCTGCAAGCCCATGTTGTCGCAATAGCAGACAAGCTTGTTGAGCAGGTCAAAAAGGTTGAGGATACGTTGCTCCTGGCTCTTTACGTCCCAGTAGAGCTTTGGAATGGTCGGCGTGAAGGCAGAGAAGCCCCAGAATGGGGGAATGGGGCTCGCTGCACCATTGGGGTAGGTTGGCGTGCAATCGCAGTTGAAATCGCTCATATGGTCATCACATCCCATCTATCGATGCAGTATAAAGGCCGATAAACATCGATTCAAGCTCGTCAAGCAGGCACTGGTCGATGGCCTGGTATCTCGTGACGTAGGTCTCATAGGCTTCCATGAGGTTCCCGCGCTCTATGTCCTCGCTTTCCTCGTCCTGGCCGTTGCTCACGTAATCGGCATTCCCAGAGAGCATCGTCTCTGGGTAGTCGCTGCCAATGGCCCTGCGCTTGTGGTACCTGTCGGAAATCTGCGCTGGGTCGAACTCCTCGTCAAGATACCTGTAGAGGTTCCTGTACTTGGGCATGAGTTCGTACACCAGCTTTCGACGGAGCATCGTTGCCCATTCGTAGAATGGCTCTAGGCTAATCTCCCTGAACCTGAACCTCTCAATGAAGTAGGCGCACACTCGGTTGTATTGCTCGGTGCTGTAGGCCGCGCTGGACCAGTCCAGAATGTCAAGGCCCCAATCGAACACGCCCTTGTCGATCAGCTCACCTAGCGTGATCGTGTATACGGCATTCCAGCGGTCCTTGCCCGTCCAGTCGTTGACCTCGCCTTGCGAGCCAAAGTCAGGATAGGTGGTAGGCATGTAGTCACTCGCTGCCATTTTCGGTGCCTCCCTCCGCTGTCGCGTTGTTCTCGTCCAGGAGCGCTCGGTTGTTCAGGTAGTTGTAGTTGTAGCTCTCCCAATCGTCGTTCAAGTACACCTGCAGATCTCCGAACACGCTAGGCGCAAGCTCCCTGAGCTGCCTGCAAGCCCAGCGCCTTGAGTCAAGGCAGTTCTTCAGAAGAATGTTCGTCGTGCTGTTGCCTGCCGTTGCCTCCTCGGTGATCATGCGCTCGCTCTTCTCGAACATGATGTGGGGAACGCCCATGAAGAGCAGGTATTGGTTGAGCACGTTCTGGTACTGCTCGGTAAGCTCCTTGCCGAGATACGGCACGCGCAAGTCAAGCGTGAAGCAATTGCCCTCGTTCAGTTCCAGCAGGCTTCGGTTGTTGCTGTCACCCAGGATAACAGGCTCGTATCCGCTTATCTGCTTGAAGAGGTTGACAAGCTCCATGCGCTTCTCCTGCGGCATGAGCATTACCCATGGGTGCTGCTGGTGCATGAGGTTGACGTCGCTTGTGCGCTGGATATGGGTTAGCTTTGTCGCGTATTGCACGATCGCGCCCCAGGGGTTAAGGCGCGTCTGGGAGTAGTAGACAAGCTCCCCTGTCGCGGGGGTCACCTTGTAGTCGGTCTTGTTGTAGCCCCTGGCCCTCCACTCGGTTGGGATGCCATAGTCATTGTAAGTCCCCTGTGGCGCTGCCATGAGCGTCTGCCATACGTCGGGGGCCTCCTCGCTGTGGCATATGGTGGCAATGCCTGCCATGTGCAGCTGCGTCTCTAGGTATCTGGGGTCACAGGTGGGCGGTAGCCCCTCCCAGCGGAAACGGTTCACCGCGATTGCAAGCAGCATGTCTACGTTGACCTGATAGCAGAGTGCGTTGTACTCGTCAGTCTGCCAGTAGTAGGGGCTGGATTCCTGCCCCCTCTTCTTCTTTCGGCTCACCCTATGCACCCCCATTCAGGCGGCTGAGGCGCGTCATCGATGCCTGCAGGAGTGCGTCTTGCGCCTCATGTGCGGCCTGCACCTGCTTCTGCTGCTGTGCAATGAGCCTGTCGCTCGCATCCTTGATGGCCTGCAAGCGCTCTGCATGCGACCTGTCACGCGCCTTGACGTTGGCCTTGAACTCGATAACCGCCTCGATCTCCGCATCGGTAAGCTCTGAATAGGGTTTGTCCAGAAGCTTGTTGACGTCGATTGGCTCGTTAGATTCCGTTGTCATATATGCTCACCTTTCCTATGTCGTCTGGGCTGCTCCATATCGTGATGCCACCAAAGAGAAGGAACCTCAGCTGGTCCGAGAACCTGTCCGGTATCTGGTTCGTGCTCCAATAGTCCCTCAGCTGCCAGAACGTGAAGTGCTTGCCAACGCACCAATTGCCGTCGAACTTCCATTGCTTGTCCAGGTAGTATCCGTAGCGCAAGAACTCGTCACCCGCGCGTTGGATGGCAAAGTCACTCTCCGTCACGATGTTTACGAACAGGGCCATTGGGCGCGTTGTCGAAAGTTCGGCATTGCTCACGCTCCCGAACACCATAGGGGCCCCAAGCGCGGCCTGCCTGATGCCGTTCTGAATGCGGTTGCCCTCGTTCGTGTAGGTGAGGTTTGCCGCTGCAACCTGCGCGTTACGCGCAGTGCCTGCGGCGCTGATTGCTGCATTTCTTACTGCATCTGCGGCGCCGATTGCTGCATTTCTTACTGCATCTGCGGCGCCGATTGCTGCATTTCTTACTGCATCTGCAGCGCCGATGCGTGCAGCCCGATCGGTTGCCGCGTTCTCCTTCATCGTGCTCGACGTGTTGGCCGCGCTTGTGATGATCGCCGTGTTCTGCGCATTGGTCTGGTTGGTGCGCCCTTCGTTGGCTCGCGTCGTTCGGTCGATGTTCGACCGCTGCGTTTCCTCAAGCTTGCTCTGCGAGTTGGAGACCACAGCCTCTGCCTGCGTTGACATGGCGCTTACGGCAATGGCGTTTGTGGCAAGTGACGTTGCGGCCCCAAGTCCACCACTTACCAGGCCCCCTATCGCACCGGCTGCCGCGCCTGCGGGACCTGCCGTGAGAAACCCACTGATAGCGCCACCGGCGACGCTGTTTATCACGCCTCCTGCCGCACCGACTGCCGCGCTTGCGTTGGCCTCATCGATGGAGTTGTTGGTCGTCTCGCGCGTCATACCGGCATCCCAGGCCTGGATGGCCTGCGCAAGGGAGTTTGCCAGGCTGGCGTCTGCGCTTGCCGCGCTGTTTCCCTCGCTGGTCACCGTGCTGTTTGCCGTGGTCTGGGCACTCGCGTTGTCAACGACATTGTCGGCGCTGTTGTCGGCAATGGTCTTAGAGGCATTGGCAAGCGTGCTGGTCGAATCGTAGCTGGCGTTTGCCTGTGTGGCCGATGCCGTATAGCTGGCGTTTGCCTGTGTGGCCGATGCCGTATAGCTGGCGTTTGCCTGTGTGGTCGATGCCGTATAGCTGGCATTGGCTACGTTGGTCTCGTTAGTCTGGTTGGTGGCTCGGTCGTTGTCAGCCTGGATCCTGTCGAAATGGCTCGAATAGTCGTATTTGGTTGCCGCATCCAGCACGACGGCAAAGGTCGGTACTTCCCAACTATGCAAATGGTCGTACCACCTGCCAGCGCCCGTGAAGCTCTTTGCCGTGATGTTCCGGAAGCTCAGGGTATTGCTTGCGCTGCCACCTATGCCCCGGATGCTGCCCACGATGTTTATGTATGGGAACACAACGTTAGCGGCAACATCCATGGTAAGTGCCTGCGCAGTATCCTCAATACGCACTAGCTCGGCGTTGCCCTTTTCGTCGGTGATCTCGAATGCCGAATAGGGATAGGTGTAGAGCTTTGCAAGGTCCGCGTACCTGCTCGGGTAGCCCCAATCGGCCTTCGTGCGCGTCAGTATGGCCTTGCTTATGGGGTTGGTGCCACCTTGCACGGGATAGCAGGAAACGCCACAGAACGTGTAGGCGCTGCCAAGGGAAAGCAGCTCGGCTGCACAGAAGAACACGCATTGCACCGTCTGCTTGAACTGCGGTGTGGTCGAATCGGCGTTGGCCAGGAACGTGTCAAGCTGGCTCACGGCAACCGCAAAGCCGTACATGTTAGGCACGCCAGCACCGTCATAGTAGGCGCTGGCAGGCACCTTCCAATTATTGTTTGCCTTGCTGCCCCACGTTCCAGCAGGGTTAGAGCTACAAACTATCACAGCTCGCATATCATTAGAGTTTAGTACGGTAGCCTGCGCCTTGGTCACCTTCTGCAGCTCACCATAGTTAATGTCCTCTGAAAGCAGATTGGAGCAATTGGCAATGGGGTTTGCAAGGTATGCGTCTGCCTTGGTGGCGAACATCGGCGCGTGCCCGCGTTGCAGGATCATGTTTGTAATGTCCATGGAGTAGATCCATGTCTGCCAAGCATCGTCAAGCAGAAGAAGCTCGGTGGTGTTCGGTGCAACGAAACGCGCCTCCCTAATGAAGTAGAACCAGGTGCGCATGCCCCCGTCAGTCTCGTATTGCACGGGGCTCTCGTCATTGGCAAAGAGGTTGTATGTCACGCGCACGTAGTTGTAGTTCGTGGCAATGTCAAAGGGGAGGGGAATGCGCAAGGTAAGGTCGCTGTGAAGCTCCTTGAACTTTGTCTCCCACCTGAAGCATTCGGTGTCTGGGATGGCGTCGAACCAGGCGTCGCGTTTCTTGGTGCTCCCGAAATGCACGACGTTTCCGAGGCCAGAGATCGTGCGTTGCCCTATGTGGGCCTCTCCCTGGTCCCAAGGCACAGAACATACCTGGATGCTCATCTGCGAATAGTCATAGCGTGCATAGTCCAGGTTGTTTTGGTAATCGTAGACGTTCACGTTATCGGCGTTCGGGAAACCGTTCTTTCCGAGGTAGTGAAAGTTCGGCATTGCCCACCTCCTCAAGGCTTTTGGAGACAGTATAAAACGCAGATGCCCCACCTGCAATTTGTGCAGATGGGGCAACGCGGAAAGGGGCAAGCCTATTGTAGCCTACTCCGTGGGCTTGTATGCCACATCGTCACCGCTCGGAGTGTAGACGAGGTTGCTGTTGGTCTCCACAAAGGACTCCTTGGCCGTCTCCTCCTCGGCTGCAACGACTGTACCAGTAAAGGTGGCCGTGTAGTTCGTCTCGCCCGATGCAGACGGATTCTTGTATGCCGTGGTGGCGGTAACCACGATCTTGTCGCCAACGGCAAGGTTTCCGCCCCTCTGGACGTGGAGCACGCCGGCAGGTGTGACGCGCGTGCGGCTGTTGAGCGTGACGGGGGTAGTGGTCGAACCCTCGGTGTGGGTGGCCGCGACAGTGTAGGTTGCCGCGTCAGGCTCAAGCGCGACGGGGGTACCCATAGGCGTGACGGAGCCCGTGAGGGCAAGGTCAAGCTTGATTGACCCACCAAGCGGGACGTTCGCAGCCTTGGGAGTGATGGTCATCCCAGTTGCGGCCATCTTGATGGTGGGAATGGTGGTCGCAGTGTCCGTGGTATACAGAACGCAGTTCGCCGCAGGGTTCATGCCAATCATCTGGTCGTGGAACAGGTAATACTTGTACGTTCGGTTGGCCGGATTGTAGAAGGGGGGCTCGATGCCATACCAAACGTCACGCGCATAGATGAAGTCCTCGGAAGTGAGCGCCGCGTACACGTTCGGGATGGGGAACTCGGGAACGATGATCTTGCGGAAGTTGACCTCCGCGCGCTCGACGTGGAAGAGCTCGGCCAGGGCCATAACATCAAGATAGGCGTCAGTCTCGGGGGTGACCCACAGGACAAGCGTGCGTGGGGACTCGAAGACGGGAACGTCAATCTGGTTGTAGCGCATGCTCGGGAACTGCATCATCCCGGCATCGGTGCGGATCTTGACGAGAAGCTCCTGTCCAAGCTCCTTGGTGGTAGGCGCTGCCGTGATGTTGCGGCGATACAGGCTGTAATACTTGTCTGCCATCGCAAACGTGTTGATCATGACCTGCATCTCGTCGTAGTTGTCGGAGCTGCGCTGCTGGTCAAGCGTGGCCGCAAGCAGGTTGTCAAGGCCGTAGCCGGAACCCTCGCTCATGACTCGGGCAAGCTCGTATCTGCTCCAAGAGAACTCGTAGCGCCTGTGCTGGTTCACCGAATAGAACCACTCTTGGAACTCCGGCTTCTCCAGCTTCAACAGCGTCTCGTCATCCAGCTTGTAACTGTGAGCCTTCATGTACTTCACGGCAACGTGGCGCTCGGTGTTGCCGAACTCGGCCGCAGGCTTCTTGAGCTCCCGGAGGGGGTTCTCGAAGAGCTTGCTCTCGACGTAGTTCCCCATGAAGCCAACAAGCAGGTTTGAGAAGCCATTGAGCAGGTCTCCGTTATATGGGTCGAAGAGCGCCTGCACGGCGGCTGCGTAACCAGAAATGTCTGGATTGGGAATTCTCTGCTGAAAGTCGTTGCTTCCCTCGATCCAGGCCTTCGACAGGATGGTGCTGTTCTGGACTGCCATTTGAATCACTCCTTCTGTGGTGAGTTGTGGGAACCGTAATCCCGCTTCCCTATCTGGCTTCCCAGTTCGGCAAGGCTCACATATGGTTCTTTCGGTTCAGGTTGTCCCATACCTTGCACAGGATCCAAAGGCTCAGGATTGCCAGGGCCAGATACGGAACCACTATCTCCATGCCGTCCCACACTTGCGCCGCTCCTTATGAGAATGCCGAACTGGCTTTGCAGACTCTTGTTCTGCTCGATGAGCGCCGCGTTTTGAGCCTTCATCTGCTCAATCAGCGCCTTGTACTCTCCCAGCGTGTCTTCTGCGGTGCTATCCGCTGCGCTGGCGGTCTGCGGCTCAATGTTAGCACTCGGTTGATTGTTTGTCGAAACACTCGGTTCGGTTCCTGGCTCGGCCTTTGGTTCGGCCTGTGGCTTTTGGTTTTTCATTGCTAGTGCTCCTTCCTGGCGTTGCTCTCATTCACCAAGTCAAGTTCGTCCTGGAACTCTTCCTCGCTGCAACCAAGCGCACTAACAAGGTCAAGGCATGCCGTAACGGTTTCGGCAAGCACGTAAAGTGCTTGTTTTGATTCCTTCCCCTCGTATAGCAACACGCCCTGTACCTCGCTTGCCTTCTCCAGCACCTTCTGGGCCTTGCTGCCATCGGTGCCTTGGCCGGACGTCTGCACTGTCACGGTATAGCCCTGATGATCCTGTGTGGCCCTTTCGTCCTCCGTATACCTGTCCAGGGATTCAAGGGCCCTGCTTAGCCTGGTCTGCTCCCCATCCCATATGCAGATGCAGTATTCGCCTGCCTGAAATTGCAGCATGTCACTTTCCTCCGTTCTGAACAGGTTCCAGTTCCCGATACCTTGCCAGCTTATCGCGCAAGCGCTCGTTCTCGGCCTTGAGCCCACCAACCTTGGCACGATACCGGGCAAGGCGCCTTTGCAGCATGTCCACCTTGTCATGGAGCATGAGGTTGTCATCTTTGAGCTGCCTTGCCCTGTTCTTCCAGGCCTTGGCCCGCTTTCTACTGATGTATTCATTAATGTTGCTGCCGTCCGCCATCGAGCACTTGTCCATCAGGCGATAGCCGTCCTCGATGTAACGCATGCCCGTGTCCGTGACGTACTCGTATACGAGGTACGCATGGTCATGAGGTTCCACATGCTCGTAATGTACGCGCTGGTTCCAAACCTTCCTGATGGTGATGTATCCACGATAGATGTGGAACAGGCGCTCACCAGCCAAAGGATGCCGCCATATGCGCTTGCGCTCGGCCCAATCGCCGTTTTTCGCCCCTGCGATATATCGCTCGTCCATTCCTTGTGTCCCTTTTCCCTGGAAACGAACGGAGCCACCCATAAGGCCGTTTGGCCTCTGGGTGGCTCCAAGAGTTTGGCAAAGCTCCCACCCGTCAGACGTTGCACATGCTATATGCCAGCGCGTCGGTGCCCGTCACAGGCCGCATGCCCGAGTCTACGCGAACCTCTGAACACGTGGGCTTCACCATGCCCTATCCTACCATGTCCACGGTAAGCATGGAGCCGCGCTTGGTCGGAACCTGCTTGACCTTGAGCTGCACAGGCGGAACCCAGGGCGCGTCACCACACACCATAACGACATTGCGAACCGCGTTTGCAATGCCATAGGAGGTAGCCTGATAGCTCTTGCCGTCAGGGGAAACGAGAACAACGCGCGGAACGGCACTGAAAGAACCAAGGCCATTGCCGTAGGCGTCGGTGTCCTCGATCTCTGCCATCTCGATGAGATAGTCCTGGACCTCGATTACCTCGTTGATGTGGTTCGCCACGCGGTCGGTGGGGTTGTTCATTGCGTTGAAAACGCGCACGCTTGCCGCACGGTCGTTGGGATTGGCACGCAAGCTGGTGACCATCGAGCCAACGCCTGCGTTGGTGATGTTCTGGACGCTCACAAGTGCCTGCTGCTGTGCCTGCACTGCCTGAATCTCGGTGTTCTGCTCTGCCATGTCTGTCTCTCCTCAGTCTAGAAAGCTCTCCTTGAGCTCCTTCAAGCTCTGCTCTAGGTACTCGCGGTCACCCTCCGTAAGTGGGTGGCCGTAACTTGATAGAATCCCTGCAATGGTGCCAATCCAGTCCGCAGCCTGGACGATGCTCATGTCACCAATCAGAAAACTCCTGCTTGGATTGGTGAACCAATCGGCGTAGATCTCGGTACTTGCCCGTATCCTCCTGCGCTCCTTTCTTGCCATGATGTGGATAGCCCAAGGATCTGGCGAGTCTTTGTCTTGGTATATCCACCATGACTTCTCCTTCATGCCCTGCACCCCTTTCCTGAATCGCCTGCGGATAGCTTAACACCTATCTGTTAACGGTGTCAACGGTTATTTCTAACGAACCCCCATGAATTCCAGGATGGTAAGGAACATCTCGCGTATGGCTGGGCTCTCGTACCTCAGCGCCCCCAGGTAGAAGAACTTGTTCAGCATCTGCAGATAGGGGCTGGTGCGTTCGATGGACTGGTAGTCAAGGCTTGCGTCAGCCTTGGTGATGGTGAAGACGTTCCCAGCATCCTTGGGTAGCCTTGACGTGACAAAGCAGAGTGCCTTCCCATAGTCAATCCATATCGCGTACACCTGCTCGCCGTACTTTATGGCATATGCGTACCGCGCGGCCTTGGTCTTGGCCTGCACGTCACTCACGTCTCCCACGTTGAACACGTTGCCGAACACCATTTCCGATTCCTCGGTGCCGTTGAGCATCCTACCGACCAGCGTCTGTGCCTGCCGCTCCTCCTTGTCCCAGGGCTCGACGTAATGCAGCAGCACCGCCTTGTCGTTCCAGAAACTGTAGCCAAACTCCGGTATTCGGTCTATGCCAAGGTAGCGCATGTATGGGCAAGTCAGGTCGCAGGCGTTGCCAAGCAGATACACCCTGTACTGCTCGCCGCCTGGTAGCTGCCTGGACATGGTGTCAAGCAGGTTTGCGAACACCAGGAACTCGTTAGGCAGGTACCTGTGGTATCTGTCCTTGCGGTCGATCACCGCCTCGTCAAAGATAAACCTATGTATTCCAGTATAGGTGCGCTTCTTCTCCGTCTGGAATGCAGTGAGCGCCACGAAATAGCAGAGAACCTGCCACTGTGGCTTCTCGGTGTACTCCCCAGTCTCAGGATCCTTCCCAGGCTCACGCGCTATGTAGCCTGTCTGACCTGTCACCTTGAACATGTAATCCTCGAAGAATCCTGCGGCTTGCAGCTTGTCGAAATAGCCCTGCCGCACAACCTTCATCTCGTCCTTTGTGCGGCATACCTCGCAGAAGTGCCAGCCATGCTTCAGGTAGTCGTTAATGCACTGCCTTCTCAGGCCAAAGGTCTTGCCGATTCCCTTAGCCCCCACCACGATGCAGAACTCCCCCTGGCTTCCCGTCTGCCTGCTAAAGGTGGCCTGCCAGTCGTAGTATCTCCGTTCGCTAGTCACCATAGATCATGCCTCCTATCCTCCTTATGCCATCCACAGTGATTATCAAGGGCTCTGTGTTCACCTGCGGTCGGTTACGTACCGCGACCTGCATGTTGACTGCGTTCTCGGTGCTCTGTGTGTCGTTCACGGTCTTTGCCATGGGGTAGAGGCACAGGGCGCTTGGCTCGGTGACGTTTGAGGTATGGCCCTGGTAGTCCGTCACCTCGCCCTGGTACAAGTCTCCCCAATCTGGGAAGGCCCGCGCGTTCAGGCCCGTTATGTCGTGGGCATAGGTCACGTTGTAGCCCAGGAACGTGTCGCACACGTCGGCAAAGCTCCAACCACCCTCGACCAGGCTGTCTGCCAGCTGGTTTACCTTCTTTGTCGGTACGCCTGCCAGCGTGAAGCGGATATGCTCCCGTTTGTCCCTGGGGTCATACTCTGAGATGCAGTATGCCTTGTTCCAGGCGGCACAGAAACGGTAGGTGGAGAACTCAAGCACGTAATGGCCTATGGCGGTCAGGGGGTCGTATTGCTCTGGATACGAGCGCCTAACGCGGCTGCACACGTCAGCCTTGGCACTGTCTATGGCCGCATCCATGCGCTGCAAGGCCTTTTTCACATTGTCCAACTCGCTGTCCCTTATAACGAACTTGACCGAATCCGTGTCTCCGTTGACGCAGGTCTCCACATACGGATAACAGAGCATCATGACGATGCACTGCGCAATGCGGCTCCACCCAACGACCCTCTGCCCCAGCTGGTACCATGCCTTCGGCTGCTTGGGGGCGTTCACCACGCCGAAGGCTCCCTCGTACTCAATGCCAGTGCTCCCAAGAACCGTGTCTCGCCGGTACTCGTTGCATGCCTCGATGCCGAACAGTGCGTTAAGATCTGCCTTGAGCCCCAGATAGGTGCTCTCCACCACAGAATCATCTATCGTGTGGTTCTGCATGCCAGAGACCACGAACTCGGGGATCCCGTAGCCAAGCAACTCCTCCTGGTTATCCAATGGCTCGTTGGCGTAGTATCTGCCCCTCGCATGCTTGAAGGCGTTCTTTGCTGCGTAGAACTGCATGACCGAAATCACGCACATGTCAGAGGGCTTGTCGAAGGACAGCGTCATATACCCCTGTAAGGCCTTGACTCTATCGAAGTCGTAGGCCTGGCACACCTCCCATGCGGCCAACTCTGTAAGCCACAGAACGGCACTGGTGGCACTTTCCAGCTTTCCATAGCTATACAAGGGATCTGTGACCCTGTCCTTGTAGCCAAGGCCTGCCATGTGCTGCCTGAACTCCTCTCCTTGCTGGTTTTCCTCGGCCACCGTGGCCTCTATCTGGTATTCCTTGCACCTTGCCCATGCGAGCGGGGCTATGCCCCAGTCACCGAACGGGGTACCTGGCTTCAATCGCAAGCCCTCGAAATAGAAGGCCCCGTAGAACGCGACCCCGAATGGCTTCTCGTAGTGCCTCAGAACGTCATCCAGGGCCGTCAGCTGTATGTTCTGAAACGCCAGCGTCAGGTTCTCGGCTGTGGCCTCCTGGAAACGGACTGGGTACCTGTGACTCACCATCTGGCTAGGATGCTGCGAGGTGGCATCGAAGCCATACACCTTGCGCCCCTCGTTCTCGGCAAAGTCGAATACCCTTGAGGCATTTGCCTTGCTGCAGAAGGTGAAGCCACCACGTGTTGCCGCCTGACACGTGTACAGTTCGTCATCCTCGGTGAATGCGTTCTGGTTGTTGATGAAGCCCCAAAAGTGCCCTACATCCCTCTTGAGGCCCTTGCCCTTGAGCTTGGAAAAGCGCTGTACCCTACGCCTGCGCACCACGCCAGTCTTGGATACGACCCTCAACCCCAGGTCATCGGGGCTGATGTCTGGGTTGAGCCTGCACCAATAGCCCAGCCACGCCAACAGGCTGTAGATGTCATGCGCCGCATATGCCTGCTCCTCATTTGTCAGCGGCGTGCTTGGCGTGCGGATGAGATCGTAGTCCCAATCGCCTGCCAGCTTGGGGTAACCGCACTCGTCACCCATGTAACCAAGGCTTTTTTGCGCGAAGACCAAGGTATCCCATATCACCAGCCTTGGTTGCCCGTCATCGTCCATGATGGTGAAGCTAATGGGCTTCCGCTGCGACTTGGCAAGCACGCGCACATTGGTTTGCTCGCCCAGCCATTGCGCAAGGCCGTACATGTCGAAGGACAGGTTGTGACAACAGATCACAGGCACATAACCAACATGCGCGTCAGCAATGCGCTGCAATGCCTGGTACAGCTCTATGGTGTGCCGGTACAGGTAGAGGTGCGTGAGGCGTTCGACATTCCCGTTGTCTATGGTGTTGATTGGGGAGCCTATCAAGCCCAGCTGGTGCAGGATGGGAAACGCCCGCTTGTCCGCGCCGCTTGATAGGTTCGTAGTCTCGCTGTCGTATGCCCCTATTATCCTGTATGGCCTATATGGTCGCTTGCTACCCATTTTTGCGAATGCGGCGGGTCTTGAGGATGTATTGCTGCAGCTTCAGCTGCACGGACTTGTAGACGTCGTCGTTCTCGTCAGGTGTGTACAGGTCGATGCCCTGTGCCTCAAGCTTCTCCAGCACGTCCATGATGCTTTCCGCACCGAAGAACTCAAGGATCGCACGGTTCGGGTGCCGCCTACTCTCTTCCGTCTCGTCCCAGACCTGCACAAGGCCACCATAGAAGCGGCTTCCCACGTTTCCTGTGCTCAGAATGTCGCGTGCCATCTGGTCGCGGGTCTCTGGCTTGCTGCCAACCAGGGCATTCAGCGACTGGTCTACAAGGCGCTCAACGCTGCGGCCAATGCCGCCGGACTTGTACCCCTTTGCCGAGCTCACTGCCGCAATGGTGCTGCTGCCGATGCCCTGCCGCTCCATGAGGGCCTTTACCTGTCCCTGGGGCTTCTGCCCCTGGGCATAGGTCTGTGCCGCCTTTATGGTCGCGTCACGCGCCTGCGCCTGATAACGGGCCCTTTTCAACCCGCTGGCCTTTTCCGCCTTTGCCAGGTAGCGCTCTGCCTGCCTGCGGTAGCGCCTACGAGCGTTGTATACGTCGTCTGATTGCCGCTTTGCCCTTGCCATGTTTGCCCCTTTCGCATTAGACTGTTAACACTATAACGCCAATATAAGAAAGGACGCAACATGAATCTTAGGGCATACTCGGAGCCGATAACAGGACTTGACTTCCAGGGCTTGACCGATGATTGGGGAAACATCAACGTCGAAACCGCCTTCTATGGGATGGCCAAGCTCGTATACAACGAGCAGGACGGCACCTATACGATCCCGGCGCACCTGCTACAGCATCGACCCACCTTGACACTCAACGAATGTGCAGACTTCCTCGGGGTATCGAAGGTACGTGTCAGCCGCATGTGCAGCAACGGCAAGCTCAAGGCTGTTAAGATACGTGGTAGCCTGGTAATCGATTTGGCTAGTGCCGAATCCGTAAAGAAGGGGATGGTCAAAGATGCCACCTGTAGTGATCCTAACTAATGCCCAGTCATGGGGTATCGCGCTCGCATGTGCGATGATGGTCTCAGACGTTGTGGTGGGGTTTATCTCGGCTGCGATCAACAACAACTTGAGTAGCACGAAAATGAGAAATGGGCTGCTGCACAAGGTGCTTATGCTTATTCTCATTTTCGTGTGCCTTGCAATCGAGGTGGGCATATCTCATTCCGTCGCACTGCCCTATGACATACCGACTTGCGAGGTCGTGTGCGGGTACATTGTCATCATGGAACTCATGAGTGTGCTAGAAAACATCGCCAAGGGTTATCCAGAGCTAAAGGATTCCGCGCTGTTCAAGCTGTTCAATCTCGAAAAGAAGAACAATGGAGAGGACGAATAATGGCCGTTCTAAGGGGTATCGACATTTCCAATTGGCAAGCAGGTTTTGACATTTCCGCAGCTCAGCCGGGGTTTGTGATTGCCAAGGCCACAGAGGGAACCAATTATGTAGACAGATATTGTGATGGATTCGTCCAGGACTGCATCAAGCACGACATTCCATTTGGCTTCTACCATTTCGCAAGGTTCAATAGCGCAGCATCCGCCGAAGCAAAGTTCTTTTACGAGAATACCAGGGGCTATATTGGCAAGGGTATTCCAGTTCTTGATTTCGAGGTTACCAATAGCAATAACTGGCTCGAAACGTGGTGCAAGACGTATCATGATCTAGCCGGTATTTACCCGTGGGTCTATATGAGTGCCGACTACCTCAACAACCGTGGCTATGGCACACCCTGGGTGAAGTCCAATTGTGGCCTGTGGCTTGCTGGTTACCCCAGGGCCTATACCAGCTATCCCAGCCCTGATTGCCCTTACAGGCACGCTGGTTGGACTCTTGCCGCTTGGCAGTTCACCAGCTCGCTTGCCATGGGTGGAATGTCAGTTGATGGTGACTTCTTCTATGGTGACAGGACGGCATGGGATAGGTACGTTGGATCTGGCCAGGACAACGCATCTGTGCTGGATCTTGCCTCTGCCACAATCAAGGGAGAGTACGGCATTGGTGCCGCACGCAGGGCCGCACTTGGCTCGCGCTATGACGAGGTACAAGCCAAGGTAAACGACCTGTACGCTAAGGCCAACAAGGTAATCAAGGGCTCCTATGGCAACGGAGTGGATCGTAGGAACGCGCTTGGAGACGAGTATGACATTGTTCAGTACATCGTTGACAATATGCTAAAGTAGCAATGGCCCATACAGGGCTGTTTCCCTGGTTCCCCGTACCTGCCATGCCCCAGCAGGTACGGGGATAACTTTATTTCTCATAAAACAGTGTTAACACTAATGGTATAATGGGCCCATAGCCAATAGGGGCTATCTGTTGAAAGGGGCTAGCAATGTGCATCAAAGTACAGGCTCAGCATATTCACGCAGCGGGGGTATTCGTCAGCAAGGACGACAAACGGCCCACTCTTGAGGCTGTCTGCATCAGGCACAAGGGGGACGCTATCAAGATCCAGGCCTTAGACACATTCACGATTATCTCCATCGAGTCCAAGGCAAAAGAGGACGGGCCGGACGAGACCATCCTCCTCCCATACAAGGAGGTAAAGTCTGTCATCCCGAAGAAGGGTCCTGTGACCCTGTGTCTCAACCATAAGACCATGATGATCTCCATCACATCATGCAACGGGTCAAGCACCACCATCAAGGCTATCGAGGGGCACTACCCCGACGTTGAGAAGTTCTTCAAGCTGCCGGGGAAAGGCACGATAGACGGGACGGCACAGTTCGGGCTCAATGCCCGGTACGTAGCAGATGCCGGCAAGGCTTGCGCCCTGGCATTGGGGAGCAAGGGCCGAGATCTCAAGTTCACCTGCACGGGAGAGCTGAAGCCCATCCTGTTCACCAACCTTCAGGCAGACGACACGGCACGTGTCCGTGGACTCATTATGCCAGTCAGGATCTAGGAACATAGCCAATAGGGGCTATCTGTTGAAAGGGGCTAGCAATGGCACAGTTCGACAATTGCCTAGCAGAAAGGGGCACGGACATGAGGCAGGTGAAGTTCCTTGTAAGGGGTTGGAACGTCCTACCGAATGGTAGCTACCATAGATTCAAGGTACTCTGTGTCTTCGAGCAAGCAGAGATCTGCCTGCCTCTTGCGACCATGCGCGACGATGACACGATTGTTATCAAGGTTAACAACATCGAGGTCGTTTGGAACTAAGACTAGGACGCGATCTGCAAGGCACCGAATGCGAGTGAGCTTGTGGCAATTGGTCGGTCGTGACCGTGACCCCCCG